TATAACTAGCCATATCAGAGGCGTTACCACTAGTCAATGCAATACTAATCTCATTTATCCTATCGTTCAAGGACTTTCGATATTTATATAAAAAATCTGTGACTTTCATTAAGCTGTGCTAAAATCGTATGTTAATCCCATAAAAGGCATCATTTTATTGGGATCGTTAGTATCTCTTCTAGGAGCTGTATCAAACCTCAATCTAGGACTTATGTTTCGTTGTATTATATCATTTATTTGTGGTTCAAATCTTGTTCCAAGACCTTGTAAAACATTAAATGTATTAGCATCTGCTACTTCCATGATGTCATCCTCAACACCATCAAAATTACCTTCACTATAAACATCTGGAGATCGAACAGCACCAACGCCACCACGAGGTTTTATCTGACCCATCGTTTCACTAAAAGTATAACTTCCACCAGGTCCAGTGTAAGTTGTACCAGAAAACATAGGTTTGTTATTTACTATCTCTCTACGAAAATCTGTTCGTAATTGTGGTAAAGGAGCCACACTAGCTATACCACCAGATAAAACTTGTTGAGCTGCTTCTGCTGCATTTCTATCTGCACGAGTACGATAAGGGTTTCCAAATTGGTCAAACAAAGGACTTACTTGTGGAAGTGCTCCCATGTTTACAGATGCTGGTGCAGAAACAACTGGATCTGTTACATTCATTTGAGCACCTGTTTGTGACATATCTGATATTTGTTGATCGTCTCTAGTGCCCATCAATCCAGTAAAATCTTCGTCTTTTAAACCACCTTTTGCATCACCTGTAAGACCAAGAGCATTTTTTGCATCGTTAAAACTACTCTTGGCACTATCCATTATGCTTTTAAATCCTTGACCAATCATGGACATAATGCCAACTGGTTCCATTTCTACTAGAGCTTTTTCTACTGGAGAATAATATTTTCCTTCAAGCGATGGTAACATTGAAGATGGAACATCAAATGATATTTGATTACGCAAGTCCATGCCAGGAGTTAGACCTCTACCTATCATACCTAAAGCAGCGAAGTTTGGATCATAGTTAGCAGCGTTTGTTATGTTTGATACAGATCCACGACCAAAATCCATTGTATTAAAGTCGCTACCACCAAAAAAACTTTCATCTTGATTTTGACTACTTCCTATGGAATCCATAGCTTCTTGAGACAGACCCATATCAGCAGAGCTAAAGTCTGGGCCGCTTGTTGTAGCTTGAGAATAATTAGAGAAATCAGTTTCCACTAATAAACCCCTTTAAATCTAGTCCCACTTATAGCGGCTCCTCCACCACGAGCTACACCACCTAATCTCATTTTCATAGTGCCACCCTTTTTCTTGAAACCCATTTTGTTTCTGACTTCTGTAGGTAATTTACTTAGACCTTTGCCTTTGTTTCCAGGCGGAACATCTTTAAGACCACCCATGGCTTTCTTTATTTCTTTGATGGCTTTCTCATTAGCTTTAGCAGTTTCCATACTAAACTTCTTGTTCAAAGACTCTGTTTTATCTGCTCTAAACGGGTCTTTTTTCTTAAGATTTTTTGGTCTAGGTTTTGGCTTTGCTACTTCTTTTTTCTTCGCAACTATTTTGATAGGCATGTAATTCTCCAATACTGTTGATCCACCATCTCTTCGCTTCTTGCCTTTTTGAACAAGATTCTTTGCCTTATTGTATGATATTCCCATGTCATTTGCAAACTGTCTTATTCTTGTCATTTCTTTTTTCTCCTTATGCTTTCTTTTCCAGCTTTGGCAATCCTAACAACTTCATTCTTTCCCATTACTTTTGCTCGTTGCTCCATGACTGTAAGGATCTGTATCTTTCTCGCAAAAGGCTTGTTGACTCTTTTAACTTTTGCAACCGTTGCTCTTGCGTCTGCGGGCGTAGCAAACTTGATTCTAACGGTGTCTTTTGGATTCTCATCCGTGTATAAACGTCTGTCTGAACCTTTTGGTTTCTTGCCAGTTCCAACTTTAGGATCTTTTCTTTTTACCATTTTTCAAAACACTCGTTAATGTTTTAGCTTGTTTTGCATGTAATTTAGAGGCTTTTTGTAAACCTTTAATTACTTTTTTAACTTTTCTTTTCATATTCAATTCCTTCTACTGGAGTGGCACACATAGGACATTTATATGTGGTAAGTTTCACAACACCTGCAAAAGGTATTGGTTCTTCTGTTTCTGTTTTAGTATAAGCTATTTTATGTATGTAACAAATATCATCTTCCGACACTGCGTCTAATTCCCTCTACATGTTTACGATAAAAATAATTACCTATCTTATTAAAGAACTTAAATAATTCCAAATTTATTCTTGTCATTTTTTTGTATCCGTCTTTTTCATCTTATCATAGCTCCTCATTCCACCAATTCCGAGCATACCAAACATTAAAGGCATCATCACAGACATGTCTGCTTGTGGAATAGTTATACCAAAACCGGCACAAATTGGTGCGACCATGTAATTTATACCAAGAGATAGACCTGAAATCCAGCCAATCAAGGGTCTCCAACTTGATTGAAACCAGTTGCCTTTGGCATCTTCTTTCAACACATCTATCTGAGCGAGTGCCAATTCCTGGGCGTGTTTTTCAGACATGGTGGCTATATCGTGAGCCAACTTCGCCTTCTGATCTGCATCTGGTATAAACTTATCCAGTAGACCTGTTACTGGACCTATCAGTGCTTGTAACATTATTATCTCCTTTATGTTCGTGACCCATCCAAATACCGAAAACGCCTGTCATAACACCCATGACAACTGATACGAAAGCTGACTGTGACGCTGTTGGATCCTCTAAAGCCATAAACCACTCTGCACATCTCCACGACATTGCCGTACTTACAAGCATCATCAGTCTCGGGAGGATCTTCCATTTCAAAAACGTCTCTACATTCATTTCATTAACAACTCATTTAAACCAAAACCCTCTAATAGAATAAGAGTAAAGAATAATAATAAAATACCACCTGCTATTAGCTTACCAGAAAAATTTGTAGAACCAATCTTTATCGCAACAAACTCATTACTTAGTATCCTTAAAGATAATTCAAAACTATTCTCATCAATCTTTACGTTTATTGGTTTTTTATCTTCTTGTTTCAATCTTTAATGCTCCTCAAACTTTCCATCACTCGATCTATATTCGGTTCTTCTCCGTTTGGATCGTACAAACATTTATATTGCTTAGGACACCAACTCTCTATCATCATTGTAAATGTTTTGTTACCGCCTTCATAAATACATGCTTTTTTTTGTGTGTACTTTGACGTAATTCTTTTCTTAAGTCTACAAGTTGTGTACTTTTTTGGGTCTGGTTCACGCCATGTTTTCTGTTGTCTTGTGTAATCTCTAGGTGTAAATTCGTAAGCTCCTCTTGCTTTCTTAATCCAAATACTAGCAATCAATACTGCAAAAGCTCCAATTATAAGTGCACAAACAAGCCATCCAATAGCCTCACCTATCTGTCTTCGAAGTTGTTGTTGCTTGTATATTGTCTGTTGTCGTTCTTTTCTTATCTGACCTTCCATGG